AATCTTAAAACTATGAGTAAGTTAGACGCTCAAATTAATGAATGGCAAAAAGCAAAAGAATTATTATGATATTAAATAAAATATATAATGAAAATTGTTTGTATACAATGAGTAAAATAAAAGATAATACAATAGATTTAATAGTAACTTCACCACCTTACAATAAGGGGTATTGGAGTAGCAACAGAAATAAGAATAATGGGTTCAAAACAAAATCAAGATGTATTGAGTATGATAATTTTGATGATAAAATGAAACCAGATGATTACGATAAATGGCAAAGAAAAGTTATCACAGAATGTCTGCGTATTTTAAAGCCGACAGGAAGTTTATTTTATAATCATCAGCCTATACAAAAGTTGCATCAAGAGGTAAATCCTTTATTTATTTATGACTTCCCTTTAAAACAAACAATTATATGGAACAGGAAGAACACACCTAAATTAGATAAATCTTATTTTTTTCCTACAATAGAATATCTTTTTTGGGTTCAGAAAACTAAAACATCAAGAACAAAATTCAATAGAAAAAATAGCTTATTTAACAAATGTATTTGGGATATTTCTCCTGATGTTAAAAATAAGTTTCCTGCTCCTTTTCCTGAAGTCTTAGTAGAAAATTGCATACTAAGTTGCACAGATGAAGGTGATACAATTTATGACCCATTCGCAGGAAGTGGAACAACTGCTGTTGTTTCTAAAAAATTAAAAAGAAACTATTTAGGAAGTGAAATAGGAAGTATAGAAATTATAAATAAAAGATTAAATGATAAAACCACTTAAACAAGAAGAACTACAAATACTAACCGAAAAGGTTCTTGATTTATTAGGAAAGACTTCAGTAGAGATAGGACATAGGTCAGACGCTCAAACTCTAGCTAGTCTAAGTAAGATATTTGCAGAAGATTTAATAAAAGAAAAAAGATTTGGGAATATGACTTGGAATCAAATAGAGGATGCTTTTCACATTGGCGTAAGATTTGGAAAAGATGAACCATTCTTAAACATCAGAACCTTCTATAAGTGGGTTTATGCTCATAAAAAAGTAATAGATGACGCAACGTATCAAGTAAGAACTATGGGGAATCATCCTGAAAGAGTAAAGTATTATCAAGAACCTTTAAAATTATTAAAATGAAAATAAATAATTTTTATAACGGAAATTGTGTAGAATTATCAAAAGATTTAAAAGATGATAGTATAGATTGCGTTATTACATCTCCCCCTTATTACAATTCAGCTCATAAATATCAAAGAGGAACAGGGTTTCATTACACATCAGATGTTGGAGAACCTTTGTTTGTTATACAAGATGTATTTAGAGAGTTAAAACCAAAATTAAAAGACTCAGGTATAATCTGTTTAAATTTAGGTTTTAGTTATGGAGAAACGGGAGTAATGCGACCTTTTGATATTTTAAATAGATTAAGAGAAAAGGAAGGATATTTTGTTAATGATATAATAATATGGCACAAAAATAATCCTATACCTATGCAAAGGAGATTAACAAACGCAATAGAATATATTTTTATATTAAGTAAAATGCCAATAAATAAATACTATACAGAAAAATATACGCATAATGTCTTTAAATTTCCTGTAGATAAAGGTGGAAAAGGACATTCAGCAGTATTTCCAATAGAGCTGCCGAGATTATGTATTGAACACTTTACGAAAGAAAATGATTTAGTTTTAGATTGTTTTATGGGAAGTGGAACAACTGCATTAGCTTGTGTTGAAAGTAATAGAAATTTTATTGGTTTTGAAATAAATCCAGACTATATAGAATTAAGTAAAAATAGAATTAAAAATAAAGTTGAACAAAACAAATTATTTTAAAATGAAAAAAGAAAAACTTTACAGTCCTGAAGAAACAGGAACTTTCCAAATGATGTTTGGAATGAAAAATATAAATACTTCAGGAAAAAAAATATATGAAAAAAAGAAGAAGTATTACTATGAAGATAAAAGAACAAAAAAATTCGGAAATCAAAGAGTTGAATTATTAAAAGATAATAAATTATGAAAACAAAAGATAAAGTAAAGTATTGGTTAGATAGATACCCTAGCCTAAAAGATAATGACAATAGATTATGCTCTAATATTTGGTCATC